ATTGTAGAGAAGGCGGCCAAGAGAATTGGCACAGCCGAAAGCGCCTTCACCTGGCGCGCCGGTGATTTCGCAGCATTCGAGGATCTTCTGAAGAAAGCCTATCAGGCCGGCATCAATTCCTAATGGCACCGATGCCATGGTGATGATTTCGAAAATGGGGGCGCCTCGCCGGCCAAATCGCGGCCATTGAGGAGGAAATCTATCCGCTTCACAAGCAAGCGACTGAAGGGCCAAGGCAGCCGAATGCGATGTCGGCGGTGAATACGCTGTTCTAGCGCCATTCGCTCCGATCGGGACAATGGACGGCGGGTCGCTGATGCTTGAATGGTATCACTGGACGCTGATCACAATGGCGGGTACTTGCCGCCGCCTGTGCTTGGCACCTACCGCGCGCCGTCTTCTGGATAGCACTCGGCGCGCTCTCCTATGTCACGTCGGCTTGGTGGCACAATGCTGGGCTTCCCTATGGGGCTGCATACGGCATGGCCACTAATCTGGCTATCTGCTTGGCCATCTATTCGCTCGCCCAGCAGCGTTGGGAATTGCGCACGTGGAACATGTTCCATGCCATGATCCTGCTCGATATCCTCTATCTGGCAGGCATCATCAAAACCCAGCTGCTTTTTGCCGTAAGTCTTGAGGTCGTCAATGCCGCAGCTCTTCTGCTCATCGCCGCTACCGGCATCATGGATAGGGCTGGCTATGCTCGGCTTCGTTCTGGCAGCTATCGGGGTCGCCGGCTTTTTGGTCTCGCTCGCGCTCTATTCTCGAAAAGAAACCACCCTCCGTTCTGGCAAGTCAAATGACGCCAGAATTGATAAGCGCAATGATGTTTAAAGCTGCCGGGTCGATAGCTGGTGCTGTTGTCGCCCTGGTGTTTGTCCCTCCTCGCACTATTCGCGGTTTCTTCCGCCGCACGACAGCAGCGCTTATTTGCGGTGCTGCATTCGCCCCCTATGTTCAGGACAAGGCAGGATTCTCAACAGACGGGGAAGGGCTCTTTGCAGCCGCCTGTCTCGCTGCCTTCGTCTCATGGTGGGTAGCCGGCGCTCTCAAGCGCGCGGCAGAGGCTTGGCAAGCTAGGCCGGCCAAGGAAGAATAATCACCTCACCCGCTTATACACGTCAGCCGGATTGAACGGCTTCACGTCGATTATCTCGGACAAGTCTTCCGGTATCGTCTGCTTCTGCCCGTTGATCTCGACGGTGATATAGCCGTCTATGACGCCAACGCCTGTTACTCGCGCTTGCAGCGTCACCACATCCCCTACGCCTATCTTGCGTGCTTTCCTCGCCATTTCGGCAGAGTAGCGCTCATTTGCGCCTATTCAAGATCGGGACTGTCTTTGTCTCGATATCGTAGCCGCCTGTCGTGGCTTGCTCGATAATTTTGCCGCCGTTGCAAAGTTCGATGGTGCACCAAGTCCGGGAGGCCAAGGACGCCTCAAAAGCAGCCTTGGCTACCTCGAAGTTGTTGGCCATTGCTAGTGTTTCGAACACTTTCCCGTGCGAATCGAGCATGTGGATCTGGTAGTTGAAGTCGTGGATTGCGTTCGTTCGTATGCCCATTTGCTCGCCTCAGTGTCCCCACCAAGGAAGTTTCACACCCCGGACGATAAGGGTTGCATGTTCCGGTTACGTTCGCAATGGGGTGGATTGGCAATCACACGCCTGCCTATCGCGGACGCTGACAATTTCGTCAGACAGATATTCAGCCGGGCCGATTTCCGTAGTGACCATCCTTTGAACATCAAATGACCCACGCCCATGGCATTTGGGGCACGCTGATGCGGTTCGATGGATAATCCAATCGCCTGTTCTCAAATCTTGGTGAACCGAGAACGACAGGTCCAAATCGTTCAGAATGCGCTCTTTCGTCGTGTAGGATGTCTCTGGCTATGGCCGCCGTGCGCAAGCGCCATGGCGCGAAAAGCGCCTTCGTCAGAAGTGTCATGATCGCCTGTTGGTGGCCACGCTCGTTGCGCATCACTGCGGCTGACAATCTCTGAGGCGCCGTACTTAATACGAGCGAGTTTGTTGGCAAGAGCAAAACGGAAGATGGTATCTTCGGCCATTGTGCATTCTATCCCAGCGATAACAGGAAGTGAATCGCCTTCCACGCGACATACCCCACCAGATACACGACAGCCACGCCTACTATGAAGGCATATGGCCATTGCTGATGGCGGTAGGGGCTCATTTGGAAGGCAGCACATAAAGAAACTCTACCGGATTTCCGTTGCCCTGCGAGTGAGGAACGGCGCCATGCAGATATTCGTAGAATGAGTATTCCCCCATCCCTACGGTGTTCTTCACGCGATAGCCCGCCGCGCCATCTGAGCGGATAGCTTCTATCGCAGCGCGTGCCTGCTCTCGCGCCAGCACCCTCAACGAGTTCTGGCAATAATTCCAGGCATCGTCGCCTTGATCGTCACCACGGAAATGGATAGCCCGCGCAACTCGTTCAATCATCTCTTCGTCAGCCATCTTTCATCTCCTAGAACCAAGGCGTTACGAAGTGCTCTTTGGCACGCCGAACCTCAAAAGTGGAACGCACGCGGAACATGTCGCCTGAAACGTCCATCTGCGAAGTGCTCTTTTCCCGGAAAAGCTCACAGTTCAGGGTAGGGAGCATTGTTTACACCGAAGATGTCGGCGGTTCGAGCCCGTCATCGCCCACCATTAACCTTCTGATATTACACTATAATTCCGTTTTTTCATAGCGTTTTGCGAAGCGCTCCAGCGGTTCATGAAACCTACACCTCCAATGAGGCTGCGAGTCGCCGCAGGTAGGTTGGCGAGTATCTCGCGTACGTTTTGAACGTGATCCGGCTGTTTTCGTGTCCCAGGAATTGCGCGATTTCATCCATCGAATGTCCGTCTTCAGCGAGCCAAACCGCCGCAGAGTGCCGCAGCATATGCGGAGAGGCGTCGGGCCGGCCTATCGCTTCTCCGGCTGTCTTGATGCCCTTCTTGATCGACTTCACGCGACCGCCTGCCCACTCCACAACGTAGGGCGATAGAGCGGCCTCTCTGGCCTCCTGCAAAGCAGCGAGTAGAGAGTCATTGATAGGCACAGTCGCGCGCCCTTTTCGCTTCGCTTTGTCGAACGGGTTGCGCAGCTGGATCATTCGCGTCTTGAAGTCCACGCGATCCCAGACCAGTTCCAGCGCCGCGCCGCTTCGAGCCCCGGTCGCGATCAAAAGCCGAATGGCCAGTCGAATATGGGGAACATTCGCGGCGTCGAGAAGCAGGGCGACTTCGCCTCGCGTCAAGTAGCCTTCCTTTGGCTCAGGCTTCGACGGACGCTCGATATGAGGCGCGTGAGCGATAAGGCGATTCTTTTGAGCCCAGACCAGCACTGAACGCAGGTGGCCAAGTTCGGTATGGATTGAGCCGTCTTTGCGTTTCGCCTTTCGCCGCTGATCCGTGTAAGCGCGACAATCAGCGACCGTCACCGCTTCGCCTTCGATGTTGGCGAAATGCGGCTCCAGAGCCTTCCAAGTGTAGCCCATTGTCGTGACGACAGAGCGGCCCGCCTTGTCCAGACAGTAGGCCGCCCAAAGGTCGCCTACCGTGGTACCTCGCGGGCGCGTGAGTTCCGCAAATCGAGACGGGGCGATGCGGGCCGCCTCTTTTGGATTTGATGTTCCAAGTCGATAACGGCGCCGGATGTTGCCTTCGTCCCAAGTGAGGCAGAGTTCTCCACTGAGTCTGGTAATTCGCCACTCTGCCATTCGAAAGCCTCCACGACTTCGGCTCGGATACGAAGGAGCTTCTCGCCAAGTCGAAACGCCTGAATCTCCCCGGTCTCTATCATATTGCGCACATGGCGCTCGGAACACTCCCAGCGCTCTGCAAGCGCAGCTGGTGTGTATACCTTGGGGACAAATCCTCTGTTCATCAGAAGCCTCCCAACACAGCAAGCGCGAGAAGAAACAGAAAAATGAAAAGCCCGATAAGGAAGCCTCGATTGTCGCCTGCGTAGACCACGATATCTTTGGTGTTTACAATTGCCAGTTTGTTGTCCGGCGTCCAGACCATGATGGTCTCGCCATCTCCTGGCATTTTCTTTCCCGTCCCAAACAGGTCATAAATCTTGCCGTTATCGTGCTGTAGTTTGCAGTACCTGATCTCGCGGCCATTCTTGTCGCGATGGCACGGCAACGGCTTCAGGTCTGGGAAAAGGATGTGCGATTCACTCATCGGCTTTCCCCTGTAGTGCGCGGAGAGACTGGCATTCATTGGCATACTGGCACTCAGGAAGCGCACACGTAAGTGTTTGCGGGTTCCGGCAGGGCTTCTCATGAAGGCGACCGAACCGACGCAGAACAATGTCAGTGCATGGGCTATCGGGTCGAGATACGTGCCAAGAGTAGCGATCGCTCATTCCACCCCTCCATCTGGAAGGGCGCGGACTGAATCGGCAAACCGTCTCAACGCCGTTTCTCCACCTCGAAAACGCGAGATAGCTTCGACCACAGTTGCCTGGATAGCGGCTGTGTCATGCTGATCTGCGAATGCATCGGCTTCTTCGGCTATCCGCCGCTTCGTCGCCCCATGTATCTCGCTCTCATGGACTATGGAGTAGCCGGCTGCGGCGAGATCTCGCATAAGGCTATCCGAGCGTCCTTTCGGAAAACTGTAGCGAGCCAGCCACTTTTCCAGCACATCCCTTGCCGTCATGGCTGCTCTCCTGATGGATGGGCGCGGCCATTCTTTTCAACCGCGTCGAGAATGCCGGTGACGATCTGAACGCACAGCGCCTTCTGTGCTGGCGTTCGGCTATCCCAGAAGTCCATAGAGCCGCCGCGCTGCTTGAAGGCGTAATCCTCGCTCCACAGCGCCATTGCCAGCCGCTCCTCGGCGTGTGGGTTCAGGTTTCGCTCGCTCATTCCCCTTTCTCCCCTGCCTGGAGAGAGGCGCGGCCCGCCTCGGTTAGCTGCCACATAGAGCCACCGGGCATTATTCCACGCTCGGTTGCGAACCCATCTTCAAGAGCATCTTGAGTGACGGCGACAAGCTCGATCAGTCCACGAGCCTCCATCCGCTCAGCAAACGTGTCGCCGCCTTCGAACGGGTCTGCATCGCAGAACGAATGCCAATGTTCCTTGAGGTCGCGGATGTCTGCGCTGGCGCTCAGCCTCTCCACCTCTGCGGCGAGGCGGTCGCGCTCGGCTTCGGCGGCTGCTACGGCCTTTGCAATCTCCTGCTTCAACCTTTTGGTGGTGTAGCGAGGCTTATTTTCGTCATCACCCATGAGGTTGGCATTGATCGCCCTTGCCTCGGCAAGATCGCGCACTGCTTCGATCTTGGGCACATAGAACACGCAATGGTCACCAGAGCCGCCGTCATCGGCCTGAATGAAGCCGGTTGCGGGATCGAAGCCGAATGGCTTGCCGAGTTCCAGCGCTTCCTTGATGTCGGCAAGCTCGCGCTCTAGCTGGGCTATGCGGGCGTCGTATGCAGCCTTTTGCGGGCGCTCAACGATGCGCTGATAGTCGGAAAGCTGGCTCATCGCCCATCCTCCGCTTTGAGGGCTTCGCGGCGGCATTCTTGGCATTGTTCGAAATCGACAACGTCGTGTTCGCAACGGGATGTCATGCCGCGAACCCACGAAGCCCGCTGAGCTTCGTCGTGTGCCTTCTTCTCTCTGGAGACAATGCCTTGTAGCGCGCAACGGCTCTCTTTACGAGCGCGTCGAATTCGTCTGAATTTTGTGGCTTCGCCATCTCACTCGCCCTCCGGTTTGGCGGCTGGGGCGGCGGGACCAAGAGCCTGCTCATCTTTGGTGAATAACGGAACGCTGGTCTCATCCTTTGCACTGGACGGCTGGAGAGCCAGAAACCAGTGTTCTTCGTTCAGTCCATGCGGCTTGATGGGGTATCCATATGGGCCGTGCAGTTTCCGCCATCCATCAGCCGGATGGGCAGCTTCCCACCCGGCACGAAACGCATCCGATGCAATGCCTTCCTTCATGGAATATCGAGACGGCTCTATGTCCTTCCACCAATTCGACCATGCCGCTTCAAAACCCGCCGCGCCGTGGCTGGTCTCGCCTGATTGCTCATCCGCAGGGAAGTCCGGTTTCTCTCCGGCCTGTGCTTGTGCGGCTCTTCCCGGCTTTTGCCACGGTGTTTCGAGGGCGGCGGATAGGGCGTCGTTCCTCCACGGTGCAGATGACTCGCAGTCCTGACATATGTCTGACAGCATATCGTTGTCGTGAGGTCCGCCGCAGATTTGGCAGGCTTTCACCGCCCCGTCTGGTGTGGCTTGGCTATAATTTGCGATAGTCAAAGACGGTTGAGTTGCACCGGATGGCAGTTCGTTAACATCAAGCGGTGGTGTGGGGACGGGGTTGGCGTAGAGGGGTTCAACGCGCGCGCTGGTGCAGCCTTTGCGATACATCAGCAGGTTCTTTGCGGCCTGCTCGGCTTCTTCCCGCTTTCGGTAGAACGACCACGGCAAGTTCGGTTCGGCAACAACCCTGAACGCCACCGGTTCCGGCTCACTGGCGGGGACGGGGGAGGCAGCGGTGAGGCGAGCTATCAGCCTATTCGCGGCGCGAAGTTCGTGGGCAAGCTCAACCGACGCCTTTTGCCCAACGTGGCTCTGTTCGAACGCCGACAACATCCGCAAGAGTAGATGACGCTCTTGCTCTGTCATCGGCTCACTGGCGGAAGCCGTGAGGGCTGAGACGTGATCCGCATAGCGAACCCATTCGCCATCCTCGGCCTGGGTTTCGATTTGTTCGTTGTTCCAACCAGTGATGTGATAACGATCAACCATGCTTCTGCTCCTCTTGTGCGAGAGCCGCACGCCCGGCTTCTGTGATTGACCATTTCCAGACCGCGCGATCGCGCTCTGTCCTGGCGAGGCCGTTCTTTTGAAGGATGCGAAGGGTTGGGCGAGTTACGCCGTCCGGGAGGCGGGTTTGCAGCTTTCCGCCCCAGGTGGCGAACGAAAACGGCATGGCCTTCAATGCGCGCAGTTGCGCTTCGGTCAGCGCCTTCACTGTCCCTGTCATTGTGCGGACCCCTCAGAAATCGGTTCCCACATGAGTTTCATGTAGTCCCATCGTGGTTTTAGAAATTCGAGAATTGCGGGTTCATCAGCTCGGCAAACGGCCACTTCAAAGGACAGAAGCTTTGCCTTCCGCTGGCCAATCAACTGGAACATGAAGCGCGCATGGCGATAGTAGTCGTCACCGCGATACGTACCGGCGTTCCAGTCTTCTCCCTCAAGCCAGTCCCAGCGAACAAACCAGTTGTAGTCGATATCGCTGTCGCCAAATTCAGCTAAGAACCCGTCCCAGGTTGCATATTTGGTGTGGCAATCGTTCGAAAAGTAATTGCCTTCGGTCATGTAATAAGGGTGATCGACTTCCCAAAGGTGTGCCATTGTCAGCGCTCCTTCCAGTCTCGGGCGGCGTCGAGAACGGTACGAGCCGTTGGCCAGCCGACAATGATGGCAGTCGCTGAAACGTCGATTGATCCTTCCGCGATCTGATCAATAACCTCTCGCGCGCTTGCGATGGTGGAGGATTGGGAGAGGATGAGGGAGGCGGCCTCTTCACCGGTCAGGGTGTAGGACAGGATGTCGAAGTTGCCGTTGCGATCGCGCGGATAGGCGCGCAGCCGCTCCACCAGGGCCGCTACGTCTTGCGGGAGGGCGGGAGCGGCACGGCGGTTCCATGCGGCGATGGCTTGGGTTCGGCAATCCGCCCCGTCTCGATGGTCGAACTCAGGGCCATCCGCGAAGCACTCATCGCAATGCACAAAGTGGTTATGCGTATGTAGTTTCGTACCGCCACAAAACGGGCAGGGTGCGAGCGCGACGTTCACCGCCTGAGCTTCTTCTGTTTCAGGAGAGTTGCAGGTTTCGGGTGTCATGCGATGACCGCTCCAGTGAGTGGGTGACGACGCGGCAAGATCTTGGTGGATTGTTTGGGACACGGGGCATCGACCGGCACGACCATCAAGCCCTTTTCGAACCAGTAGGCTTGTGTCCGCTGGATGCCCCGAAGCCAGTAGAAGCACTCTTCCCAGTTCTGTAAGCGATGCTGATCAAGCGTCGTGTGGCATTCGAAGCAGCCAAAGGCGGCGTGGAAGTCGTGAGACTTGTTGCCCATGCCTTTGAATTCGCTTGGGGCATGGCACAGCACGACCGTTTCAGGATCGTGGTTGCACACGTGCGGGATCGCCAGAGTGCAGGCTTGGCCCTTTGCGCTAGCGCGGAGCTTTGAAGAGATAGCGCCCATCAGTGCCGCCCCTCCCGCAAAGCCTCGGTCATGATGACACGTGCCCTGCGATCCAAGACGGCTACGCCTCGCTTGTGAGACTTGCGGTGTTCAGCGCGCTTGCGGTCGATTTCCTCAAGCTCTGGATAGGCGCGGTAGAGGCGCTGTTTGTTTCTCCAGCTTGCCCAGGTCTCGAGTAGGTGTCGGATGTCGCGGAGGGAGATCACGCTGCGACCTTTCCCATTGCCCGGAAATTGGACTGGCAGGTGCGCCAAGCCTCAATGATGGCTTCGCACTTGCTGCGCTGATTGCGGAATTCTTCGTCTGCCTCGACGGCGGCATAGAAGCGCTCGCAGGCTTGGCGGTATTCCTCGTCAAGAATGGAATTCGCATCTCGCTCGGCTACGCTGCCAGTAGCCTTGAGGAAGGCACGAGCCTTGGTAGCCTTGCGTTCGTCTTCGCGACGCTCGCGCATGGCCTTTGCCGCTGCTGCCGGCTGCGCATGGCTTTCCAACATATCGAAAGCCGCATGTACCGTTTCGTCTCGGATAAGAAAGCGCATGAATGTCCTCGTTTAGAATGGAAGATCGTCTTCGTTGGGGGTGCCGTAGCTCGTGCGGTCTTCGGGCTCCGGCTGCGGCCTCGCGCGGTCCTGCTTCGGTTTGAAAGAAAGGCTCTGGAACTTGCCCTTGCGGCCCTCCTTGGTCCAAGCTGCTACCTCGTAGAGGACGCCATCAATGAGAGCTTCGCCGCGCGCGTGGGGCTGTTTGTCGCCTTCGCGCTTGTCGTTGCGAAACAGAGAGCCTTGGCCCTCGCGAAGTTCGTAGGCCATGTCAGCCTCCATTGAGTGGGTGTTGAGCGAGGGAGGCGCGTAAGGCGTCATTGAGTGGGAGCCTCGACAGGTCTTCGTCGTCCAGCGCCTCAATGATCGCTTGTTTGCGAGCTGCGCAGGCGTCAATGGCTTCTTGCAGCCACGAATTTGCCCATCCTTCGCGGCGCAACTCCCGGAAAAGGTTCTCAACGGCAAGAACCGTCTCGCAACCAAGCAAGTCGTTCTGGAAACTTGTCCAGGCGTCGTCCTTGCGAAGCTGACTGCTGCTCTGGCCGCCTACGAGCTTGTGAAGCCGGGTGTACTCGTGCTTCGCGATGCCGTTAACGTATGTTTTGCCGTCATTGCCGGTGCGTGTGTCGAGCGTCACCCATGGGGCGTCCAGATCGTAGAGATATTGGCCGATGCCCCACAGGACTGCTGCCCGCTTAAAGGCATCGGAAAGAGCGCCTTTCTCGCTCTCAATGTCAGTGTCGCCAGCGCCGTTGGATTTCCAGATCCATTCGCCATCAATGCGAATACCGATCCGGCAGACGGTCTTCTGACCTGCGTGCGGATAATCGCACTGCCAGTTCTCGGGGCCGCAGACTTCATCAAGGCGCTGCATAACGTCGCGGGCGTCGATGTAGGCTAGGGCCATGCCTTTCTTCTTGTCACCAGAGACCTTGCCGACACGCCAGCTAACGCGGTCCGGTTCGAATGGCGTCTTGAGTTGGGCGAGGTGGATTTTCTTCGTGGGCTCGTCGGTCACTGTCCTGCCCTTCGCAATTCGGCGTACTGCTGCCACTTGCTGATCGCTTGGCGCATGTAGCCCTTGAAATGGATGATCCTGCCGGGAAGACCGGTGCGCAGTGTCGAGTACGCGCGACGGCGGTATTCCATGGCATCCAACAGGAGACGGTAAGCATCCAGGCTCATGCCGCTTCCTCACGTGCTGCTCGGGTTGAAATGATCTGCCGGATGGTCTCGGCTTCGGCGTGCTGGTTTGCTCGCGCGCATGCGGCCATCCAGCGTTCAAGCGTCTCGGTCGGGTAGTGTTGGTAGATGGAAGGCGACATGTTTGCCTCCAGCGCGGGGAGCATTTGCGCTCCCCGGTGCCGATCAGTCCGCGACGCGGCGGGCTTGTTCGAGGAAGGGGTTGTACTCAACGTTGTTGGTGATGAAGTACTCGCCCGGTTCGACGGTCTGTTCCTGGTGCGGAGCGCCCGCAGACTGCTTGAGCGGGACCGGTTCCAGCAGGATCGCGTGAAGAACGCGCATGCCGTTGTGGGTGCGCTCCATGACCGTGACGCCATGACTGCCGAGAATATGATTGTGGCCGCTTTCGCTGTGGCCGACGGCCCGTCCTCGCAATGCAAGCGGTTCTGGTCGTCGCGGCGTAGAATGCGCGGACGGTCCGTGATGATTGCCGCGCCAGCGAAGAACCAGACCCATCCGCAGTGTGCTGCAATGCGGGTCAGGGGCTCTAGTTTCTGAGCGCATTCCAGGCCACACGCTTTTGCAAAGTAGGCATAGAACGACAGAAACCCGGCTTCATGCTGGCTGTAGAAAGCAGCCCCGACCTGAGCCCTGACCTGATCCCCGACCTGAGCCCCGACTTTTTCGCCAAGTCTCGTGTTCTTGAGGATCGCGGCGGCTATGGCGCCTTCACGCGGCGAGGCGAGACGAATGAACAGCTTCGGAGGCTGAAGACCGGCGACCACGTAGGCGTCTTTAACTGCCTGTTCAGCGGCTTCGAAATCTGCCGGCTCGGCGGAGAGACCAAGGCGCAGGAATTCATCACGGATGACCGGGATTTGAGCTTCCTGCTCTGGGGTGAGCTTGTCGATTTTCATGTTGTCCTCGGGGTTAGAAGAGCTTGAACACGGCCAAGATCGCGGGGCACAGCAAAAGGCAGGTCCGCCAAGGGTGTTGGGCTAGGTATGTTGTGGTGAGGTCTAGGAGTGGCATTAGGCCGCCTCCTTCGCCAAAGCCTGCTCACGGTAGAAATTGCCCGGGGTGTTCAGGTCGATTTCGGCATGATTGGCGACATCAGCCGCGACCGACTTGGTGAACTCAGTGCCGAAAGCGAGGCTTTTGCCATCGCGGTAGACCGCATCAATCGCGATGTAGCCGTCGCGCTCGACGCTAACGACAACCTCACATTCGAAGTCTGGCAGAACGTCGATGTTCAGCAGTTCATCGCGGATGGTGGTGCAGTAAGCGATGCGGGCCATTTGTCTCTCTCCCGTTTCAGGATGAGAGCAGTATGCATAATGCACATTGAGGGGTCAACAAAAAATATGCGAAAGGCATACTATTTTTTGTGCGGCTGCCCGCTGCGTGCGAATCTCGCGCATGAAAAAGCCCGCGCGAGGCGGGCTGGGCTCCGGGAGATTGCGGGAGACTTTAGTCGTACCGTCTGAGTGCTCGGTCGAAGCTAAAAAGGATCATCAGGTATGAAGTCAGTGGCTTCAGTGCCTTTACCCCACTCATCTCACCCATAGTAAATGACGCATTCAGTCGTTGCGGCATAGACGAGTCTTCGTCAGATTGAACTCTAGCGAGATATTCCATTGTGTCTTCGAACGGGAAAGCCCTAGGCATCTCTTTTTCGTACAGCGCTCTATTGAAATGGCGCGCAACCCGCTCACGGTCAAAAATCAAAAACAGAATCCAATGCTTTATCGCCCCGTACAATGCGGCCACAAACTGGAGGGCTACGATTGTAGCGAATAGGACGATCGTTCCAGGCCAATATTCTAGCCCGCTTAACTGCCCTAAAAACCAAATGATTATAGCCGCTACGGCGAAGTCAAAGGCAATAGGAGCGATCCACATAACCCATCGTGGAACTCTTGAAATCATTCTGCTCTCCCTCGGCAACGCCGCACAGGCAGCCCACCTCCTGGTAATGTTCACCTTTCTTCCGTAGCCCACAAGAGGGAAGCAATGTTCTCTCTTCGTTCTTGACAACCGTCTAAGGAATTGCTTCGTAGTAGGGCCTTCTAATGAGACTCCTTGAGGCGAGGGGCAGGGAATGGCGATTAAGTACGTAGCTAAACCGCAGCGCATGCGAAATGAAGAAATCATTGCAGGAATCCGAAATTCGGTAGGGGCCGGACCGCCTATTGATCCGGAGATGCGCATTAAGCGAGTGATTGCGGAAGTTGCCGTAATGATGGCTACTCTGCACGGTGGAGATTGGCGCGTTCAATATAATCCCGATCAGGGTTTGGTTCTGATCGCGCGGCGTCTTCCAGATATCCACTAATCAAGCGCCAAAGCGGATTGATTGCTGCTTCCGGCAATTTATCGATGCTGCGCAGAAGGTCCTTTACAGCAGTTTCACCGCTTACTTTTGGTGCCGGGCCGCCAGATCCTTCCCCGGTTAGCAGCCAGCCCTCGCTGACGCGAAAGGCTTCAGCATATCTGGCCGCAGCTCGGCTGATGCCGCGAATTCCTTGCTCGTGTTGAATGTACGTTTCATATGTCCAGCCAAAGAAGCGAGCGGCTTCCTTGGCTGAGCGAAAGCCTCGCTGAGTCCTCGCCTGCTCCAAGCGTTTCGCAAACTCTGGTCTGTCATCGAAATCCATGGTGTGCATTTTGCATGCTATCGGTATGCATTTCGACTTGACGGATCGATGTGCATAACGCATATTTTGCAGCCATGGATGCTCTTGATATCAAGCAAATTCGCAAGAACCGTGGCCTTACCCAGAAGGATTTGGCCGACCTGGTTGGCGTGAATCTTTCGACGGTTTGGCGTTGGGAGAATGGCCAACCTCCGAAAGGCACGGCCCGCGCGCTGTTATTGCAGATGGATGGTGGCGAGCAGTCTCCTGACCATGGAGCGGCGGCATGACCGACACGGTAAACGCCGGCCTGCTCCGCTCGCTCATCGAACGCATTGAGCGCGTTGAGGAAGACATCCGAGACCGCAACAGCGACAAGTCTGAAATCTACAAGGAAGCACGCGGCCACGGCTATGACGTGAAGGCCATCCGTCGCTGTGTCGCTACGCGCAAGCTCGACACAAACGAGCGCGAGGAACGTGACGCCATTTTCGATCTGTACTGGTCGGCTCTTCATGGCGGCTCTCGCGTGCACGTGTACGAGGAACAGCCGGAGACGGCAAAAGAGACGCAAGAAACCCCAGCGCCAGAACGTAAGACCGCCGGGCACGCTCCCCGAGAGATGGGCAGCAATGGCGCCAACGTGGAGAACGGAGATGTAGACGGCAGCACGGCGCGTGCAGGTCACACAGGCCAAAAAGGCTATGTCGGGACCGGACCCGTAGAAAACCGGAATAGCGAAGAGAATTTTGTAGAGCGGAATACGTCTGGCCCGGACGCTAAACGGGCACCCGATTCTCAATCGGCAGTCTACCCCCTCAATGCCGATCTGCCCGAGGCTGCCCCCAACCCCCAACAAGCCTCGGGCACCCTTTCCAGAGACCCTCGCGACGTTACCTACACGGAGTACAGCGACGGCTTCGACCCCTCCAAACTCTGGCTGAACAAGTCGGGGAGGGCGGCATGACCCAGCAGTTAGCTGCATATGTGGTCGCCCTGTTTTTCGGTGGAGTCTTGATTGGCATCGAAGGCCACGAACGGCGCTGGTCATTCGTCAGAATGGCCGTTGTCTCAGCAGCTTATGCCTCGGTGATTTTCCTTATCGGGGCTCCAGCATGAGCGCGTCTATTATCGTTCTGCGCAATCAACACTGCTGGGGAAGCCTGAACGAGGACTTTGCGCCTCCCCAGCAGCACCCGTACGGCAACGGGTATTTTAAATACGCGGGGCGCACTCGCGCGATCTTTGGGCATGTCAGTTTCGCCCGCGTAAAGGGGCTCGGTGGCTGGCAGGAAACAACCGGACACCGTTCCCCGATCCTTCTCCAATCCGCCCGCGTTACTCCCGCGTGCGCGGATACCGGAGGCTTGAGTAGCTTTCCCCTCCCGGCTGCTCGCCTCCGGGCCAATTTTCTCGGAGCCTTGAAGGCGCTCCGAAGCCTTTTCCTTGTTGGCATCCATAGCGCGTTTGCACTCTTCCAAAGCTCTAAACGCTGCTTGGCTCCACAGTTCCACTTCCTTGCCCTTTCCGCCGGATCAACCGGCCAAGTCAGTACTTGTGACGGACACATAAGTACCGAAGGAAAAACCGCATGTCCGACAAAAGAATTTCCGAAATCGGAAAAGAACTTTCCGGGGCTGACATGAGTACGGCGTTGATTGAAGCTGCTCTATGGGCAGATGAATTGATGGAGGCCGAGACAAAATCTCGGCGGGAAAAGGAATACGTCATTCGAGATCGTCTTGCGGGGAAGATCGGGGTTAGCGCGAGCTACCTCTTTCGTCTGCAATACAAGATCGAGACGATGAATGATGTGAAGGGGTCTGTATATCGCGCGCTTCTGAAGGGCCGCGAACTCTACGGCCTCGTTTGCGAACGCACCGAAGCAGCAGCAGACGCGCTTGAAGCACGCCGGCTAGGCACCAAGGCAAACAACCATGCGGTTACTCAGGGCAGTCAAGCGACTGGCGAAGGAACTTTTGCTGGCCGCGATTGAGTGGCCGAAACGGAGGAAATGATGAGCGATGGTTCAATGATTTTTGGCGGCGTTATGGCCGTTGGCGTTTTGGTCATCAGCAGCATTGGCGGATGTTCCTACTTCTATCCGAAATACAACGTCTATGCGCAACAATTGGCTGGCGAAGCTGAGTTGAAGAAGGCCGAGAGCAATCGACGCATCCGCGTATTGGAAGCCCAGGCCAAGCTGGATGGAGCCTCTCTGGAAGCGAAGGCGGAAGTAGAGCGCGCCAAAGGCGTTGCTCAGGCTAACCAGATCATCGCGGACAGCCTTGGCGGACCGGAAGGCTATCTTCGCTGGCGCTATATCGAAATGCTTCAGGAGACCGGCACGAACGGCAGGGACGTGATCTACGTTCCGACAGAAGCAAATCTGCCCATCCTCGAAGCAGGCAAAACACCTGGTGCAAAGTGATGCGCCCGTTCGAACACGACTTTGCCGACGAACTACGCGGTCCAGACCCATCCGACAGGCTGCACCTTCTGGTCATGGCCGGACTTGGTGCTGCTGCCGCTCTCCTCACCGCCTTCATCTTCTTCTGCTTCGCCTGGAGCGTGCTGGTGTTATGAGCGAGGCAGCGCGCGCCATCCGAATTGCAATCACGGACATGCCTCCGTCTGCCAATGGCATGCGCTCGCACTTCTATGAAGGTGGCAAGGTCCATAGCGTCAAGAGCAAAGCCTATGCTGCCTGGAAGAAGGCTGCTGCATGGGAAATAGCTGCTGCACGCCCTGGCAAGATCACCGGCCCGTACCGGCTTTATATCGCCGTACAGCGCGATTGGAGGAGCAAGCGGGCTCGCGACATCGACAACGCGATAAAGCCTGTCAGTGACGCGCTGGTGGCCGCTGGCGTGGTTGTTGACGACAGTCTTGCCGAAGAGGTTCGCGCCAAATGGGCTGACAACCTCGACGGTCCCGCTGTTGTCGTTCTGATCTGCGCTGCTGAGCAGGAGCTTGCAGCATGAGCGACGTTGCAGCGCTCATAGCGGATATGATCCGTGCTGGCGTCGATCCTGAGATTATCGGGCGCACTGCTGCGACGATTGCCAGCGCCTCTATTGCTGCTCCAGCGCCAAAGACCGCACGACAGGAGCGCAACGCGCGCTACTATCAGAAGAAGTCGTCTGAAAAGCGTCTTAATTCAGACGATCAAGACGTTTCAGACGCCAATTCAGACCTTCTTTCCCCGGAAGGTTCTTCCCCCATACCCCCTTCTCCTAAACCCCTTTCTTCCATTCCCCCTTCGCCCCCTAAAGGGGGCTCTTCCCCCGCTGGCTTCGATGCCTTTTGGTCGATCTACCCCAATCGAGTTGGCAAGCGCGACGCGGAAAAGGCTTTCCTCAAAGCCATCAAACGCGCTGACCTCGAAACCATCCTCACCGGGCTTCGCGGCTACGTCGCTAAGACCGACGACCGGCCATGGTGCAATCCGGCTACGTGGCTCAACCAAGACCGTTGGGATGACGCGCCAGCGCAATCGCCGCAACGGCACTCTACAGCGCCCCCCTTTCGACCTCCGCGCACTGTTGCTGAATTAGCCATCCATCGTCTCGAAACCGGTCAATCTCGATATGAACCTCCCGACAAATCAGATCGACGTTTGGGCAATAGCCACGGATCAGGACAAGCTGAAGGCGCTGGCATCCTTGAACTCGTTGCCATCGCGGCAAACCAACGAAGTGGAACTTCATGAGGCCGGTTACTTCGTTGCTCTCGAAGGGGTAACGAAACACGGCCTTTCAGAAGCCTGCCGCGCCATCCTCAGAGGGCGTCTTGGCCACGCTTTCTACCCATCACCTCCCGAACTGCGTTTGCAGTGCGATGAAGCCATGAAGCCTCATCGCTGGCATCGTGATCGCGAGCGTCGCGAGATGCAGTACATCAACGAACGCCGCGAGAACAACGCTCATGTCCAGCGCTCACCGGCAGCAATCGCCCGGCAGCAGAAGGCATATAAGGCTTTCACAGCAGGATATGAGGCAGACAAGCTCGAGGCAGGTGAGGCCGAACGCGCCGAGATCCGCGCTCGATACGGGATCACAGACGAGGCTGTAGCTCATCTTCCCGATCTAGAAATCCCGTCAAATTTCGAAACGCCAAGCATCAGGAGCAAATCATGACGCTCATCGCATATGCGGGCAAAGACCCCGACGATATTCCATACAGCCTTTCAACGCGTGGATGGGACTTGGTTCGCTATTCGCGCTCCCGGCAGGCTTACAACCTGTGGCGCCGGGGAGGATGGGATACTGCAAGCCTTTCCGAGAGATACGAGGTTCAAGAACCGACAGTTCTCCGCTGGATCACAAAAGAGCGGAGCAAAATGCGCAATCTCCCAGATCCATACTCGAAGGTGGCGCGCTGATGTTCACCGAGGAACAGCCCGAAGACCTCAACAGGATTTACACCAAGTCCTTTCTCCAAGAGGCTCGCAAAAAAGGCCGCGCAGAATTGCGCCGCGTCGGCACGAAGAAGTGCGTCCATCGCGGAATGCCTCAGTGGGCGATTGACATCGTTCAGGAAATTGCAGAACGCCTCGGAGCCTGCATTTCCGACATTGCCGACAGTACGCGGACTTCGCTTGTCGTCGCAGCCAGGAACGAGGCGATGTACCGAGTGAAAGAGCGCAAGCCGTCGCTGTCCTCTACGCAGATAGGCAAGTGGTTTGGGCGGGATCATACGTCTGTCCTCTTCGCCATCGCCAGCTATCAGGAGGCGACCGGCGCAGATCCGCTGGTTGGCTACAACATCAACATTGCCCGCCGTCGCAATGCCGCTCTTCGGGCAGTTGCTCGCAAGCGTGATAGGGAGGCCGCACGATGACCGAGAGCATGGTTGAGCGCTTCGATTTCGACCTCATGGAACAGCGGATGGCCAAAGACCGCGAAGGTCAATGGGTTCGCCATTCCGACTATGCCCAGCTAGCCGCAGAGCTTCGCAATGATCGGGCCGAACTCAAGCGCCTGATGCAAGCCGTTCCCGGCGCGCACTTCTGCCAGGATTGGGATGGTCTGCTTGTGTGGCCCGGAACACCTGAGGCAGACGCCTGCACCTGCGCCACCAATCGCCCAACCCCATCAGAATAGACGAGGAGAGAGCGGATGAGCGAGATACCGGAAGACGTGATGCAGAGAGCTAAGAACACTCTTGCGGGTTGGACCATCGACGATGGCACAATTTCCCAATTCGATGAATGCGCCAAATCTGTCGCCCTCGCCATCATGGCAGAGCGGGAGCGGTGTGTAGAAGTGGTTGAATCTTGGCGCAAGCGAATGTTCGGAGGGCAGCGCCTGTACATTTTCGCAGACGAAGTGGTCCAAGCCATCCGGCGCGGCAACTGAACGAGGATCAGCATGGCAAAGGCACGACGCAAACCGAAGCAAGAGCCACGCATCATCACGCTGGCGACGGTTCAGAATCCGCTGTGGTCTCCGGCGCAGTCGGAAACACTCACTCGGTTTATCCAGGTTCCCATCAATCCGCGTGAAAGTGCCGTTGGCGGCATGGTGGCCAGAAAACTGCTGGATGAGGCGCAAGCCCTGTCAGCGACCCGCTTTCGCATGCTGTGGGAGACTTTGGGCGGGAAAGGAGCCGGCGCCATCGACTACACCAAGGAACCAGTGGACGGCGGCAAGATTGCTGAGCCTATAAATCTTCAACAGATGCAAGCCGGGATCGAGTTGAAGCGCTGCCGCGAGTTGCTAGGGGAGAGAGGCTACAAGCTGGTCTCACAGGTCTGTGGCGAGGGCTACCAAATCAGTGAACTGGTGGACGGGAAGCGTCAGCAACTCTCATTGATGGACGCGCTACGGGGCTTTCTGGACGATCTAAGCGTGATGTGGCGTTACGCAAATCATGCACAACAGAAGCAAGTCGCTGTGCGAAAATGAATTGACGAGGTGAACCCCGTCGAGTACTGTTTTGCTATGCAGGTGATTTGCGCCAGTGTGCAAAACGCTCTTTTCTTGGCCCGTCCGGCTGAAGAGGCAGATCGCAGCATTCCCCGGCAGAGTGCGGGTGCGCCCCGGGGAGCCAATTTTAGTTATCTCCGCATAAGGATCGACAAAGGATCAGCGGCAGCAGACGTTGATCTACAAATCGATCGCCGCTGCTGCGGAAATCGGAGCGACATGCTTCGGCGGGGAGCCAATTCCGCAAGAGCGGACAGAGTTGGTATCTCGGTGTCCCTTACTTGCTGTTTGAATAGCCCCCAGGGCGATAGGCAAGTCGAATCGGGCCGAGTGCCATTCATTCGCCGTCCATGACGGCAACGAGATGCGAGGCGGCGTCCCATTGATGCTGCGAATAATCCCGACTTGATCGGTAAATGGACGGAAGAGGGACTGGCCCGCGCAGAGCCAAGCCGTATCCGCCTCGCATCATCTTCGCGGCTTCACGAAAATGATCAGGATAGCGCCATGAGCTACACGGTCGTCATTGACGAACAGGAGCGCGAGCGGCGTTTCACCAATATGCTCAATCAGGTTTACCGTCATTGTAGGGTAGGGCGCGTGACGCCGAAAGTCTCGTTCTACGGCGGTGTTCCATCGCGTATGGGCCTCCAGATTGGACCTACGCCGTCGCACTCGCAAACTGCGGCAGATCATTTGGTGAATGGTTGGCCGGTGAATACCTGCATCGGCCACGGCTGGTGAAAAGCGCAATGACTAACCCTCCCAAGCCATCTGCAATCGAACGTGAAGCAGAACAGGCAACGGCAGAATACCTTCGCCGGTCGAGCATCACGTTTCTGGAAGCCGCTATCTCGCTCATGTCTCATCACATGAAGCTGAGTGAGGTGGTTGAGGTGCTGAGGACGGAAGCGGCGCAGTTGGAAGAGTTCGGATGAATCTGCAGCCGGGGATGATGTTTGTTCGGAAGCGCAATTCATGCGGCCTTCCGAAGGATTACGAACTGAAGCCGCATCACAAAGCTGGCTATCGCGGCATCGTTTGGCGGGTGTTCCCACGCGGTCGCATCAAAGATGTCTCCGGCCACAAGCACGCTTGCGTAAACATCAGGTTGGAAGAGTTTGGGTGATGCCATTTCGCAAGCGTCCCTACCTGCGTTTCATCTGCAAGGTGGTCAAGCATAGCCCGATCCTATCATTGGGCGGCTGTATGACATGCAAACGATGTGGTGAGGTGTGGTGCCCGCCTCCGTTTGTTGACGATGGCGATAGCTGTCCATCATGGCATCAAATGTGGCTGCACGATCCGGAATTCTGCGATGAAATCGGCAGGATGTCGCCATTCCCGGCCATGTGCTCGTTTGTCGAAAAATACCCAGACTTTAGCGTCCGCTTGACAGAGATGGTCGAGCGAGAATTGGCGTGGATGGCGATCCCGTCATCTGAAAAACAATCATAGGAAATCAACCCATGGCTCGCGGAGGCAAGCGCGAGGGCGCGGGCCGAAAGGCGGGCGCTCCGAACAAGCGCACGGCAGAGATAACAGCCAAGGCTGAAGCATCGGGGCTTATGCCACTTGAATTCATGCTGTCCGTCCTCCGGGACGAGATGGAGACCGCAGAGAACCGCAGGTGGGCCGCTGAAAAGGCTGCTCCATATCTCCATGCCCGATTGGCCAATGTGGAGATGAACGCGAAAGTCGCAGTTTCCCACGAGGACGCCCTTGGCGAGCTTGAGTGACAAAGAGCGCGCAATACGGCAGCGCCTTAAGGCTGACTTCGCTCACTATGCAAACCGATGCCTGCGCATAAGGGCAAAAGACGGGTCAATTCAGCCTTTCACGCTGAACACAGCGCAAACGTACCTGCATTCCAGGCTTGAGGCGCAGAGAGAGGAAACCGGAAAGGTTCGCGCGCTGGTCCTCAAAGGCAGACAACAAGGCATATCAACCTACGTTGGTGGCCGGTACTACCACAAGGTTTCGCACAACAAGGGACTGCGCTGCTTCATCCTCACTCATGAGCAGGACGCTACAAACAATCTGTTCGGGATGGTTGATCGCTATCACCAGCATGTGCCCGCGCTTGTAAGGCCATCGACTGGAGCATCAAACGCCAAGGAACTTTACTTCAACGTCTTGGAGAGTGGTTACGCGGTCGGCACGGCAGGCGCAAAGGCAACTGGCCGTTCACAGACTGTGCAGCTCTTCCACGGTTCCGAGGTGGCATTCTGGCCAAACGCACCAACGCATTTTGCAGGTGTTGTGCAAGCCATCCCAGACTTGCCGGGGACCGAAGTCATTCTGGAATCGACGGCCAACGGTGTTGGCGGCGAATTCCACGAGCGCTGGCAGCAGGCAGAGAAGGGCAGAGGCGATTACATCGCCATTTTCATTCCGTGGTTTTGGCAAGCTGAGTATCGGCGTGATGTGCCGTCCGGCTTCGAACTGGATGAGGAAGAGCGCGAATATCAAGGCGCTTACGGGCTCGACCTTGAGCAAATGGTTTGGCGCCGCAACAAGATCGCTGAGTTGAAGGATCCGCTGTTGTTCAAGCAGGAATACCCGGCGACAGCGGCAGAGGCATTCCAGTCGACTGGGCATGACAGCTACATTCCTGCGTCTCTGGTCCTGAAAGCTCGCAAGAACGAGGTGGCGCCAAGCGGTCCGCTGGTGGTCGGGTACGACCCGGCATGGAAAGGATCTGACCGGCACTCGATGGCATTCCGTCGCGGTCGCAAGGTGATCAAGGTCGAAAGCCGCGCAAAGCTCGACACTATGGCCGGGGCTGGCTGGGCCAAGCAGGTCTTGGATAATGACAAGCCGGCAAGGATGTTCATCGATGTGGGCGGCGTCGGTGCTGGGGTCTATGACCGTCTCGTTGAGATGGGATACGGCGACAAGGTTACGGCCATCAACTTCGGGTCGGCGCCTCTTGAGCCGCAACCGCTGGACGAAGCAGGCAGGCCCAAGGGCGGCTATCTCAATCGACGTGCCGAGATGTGGGGCAATTCGAAAGACTGGCTGGAAGAGCCAGGCGGGGTCGATATCCCGGATGAGGACGCGTTGCAGGCGGATGCCTGCGCGCCTGGCTACAAGTATGACAGCCTGACGCGGGTTGTTCTCGAAAGCAAAGAAGACATTCGCAAGCGCGGCCTTCGCTCCCCTGATGAGTGGGACGCGGTTGCGCTGACCTTCGCAGAGCCCGTGGTTGAACTGCGCATTCCCAAGCGCAGCACGAGCGGCATCTACTAAGCGGGCGACAATATGGCCTCTAAAAAGACGGCAATTGACGACGCCAAGGTAGCGGCGTTCGTCAGAAGCCAAGTTTATGACGCGATCGGGTACGACCAGACGGAGCTTTCGCAACGTCGCGTCAAGGCCATCGAATATTATCGCGGCGAGCTGCGAGACATTCCTGCGAGTGAGGGGCGCTCAAAGGTCACGTCGCGCGACCTGTCCGACCATGTTGGATGGATATTGCCATCTCTCATGCGTGTATTCGCGGCTTCCGACAGCATCGTCTGCTACGAGCCGCAGGAGCCGCAGGACGAGCCTTTTGCCAAGCAGGCGAGCGATTACGTCAACTACATTTTCTGGCGCGAATGCAACGGGTATCGCGTGCTGTGGAATTCGTTCCAAGACGCGCTCATGTTCGGCAATGGAGTTCACAAATTCTGGTGGGAGACCGGGAAGCGCATCGAATTCGAGGAATATTCCGGCCTGGATGAGGATGCGTTCATCCAGCTTGTGGGCGACGATGACGTTGAGGTCACCGAACACACGGTCGAGGAAAAGACGGAAGAGGTTACAGATCCGCAGACCGGACAAGTCTTCGAACAGCCGTATGTCTGCCATGATTTGAAGATCAAGCGGACGTTCAACGAAAACAGCCTTCGCATAGCTGCGCTTCCCCCCGAGGAATTCCTGATCGAGCGAGGCGCTACCTCGATAGAGGACGCCAATTTCGCTTGCCATCGCTCCCTGCGCACTCGGCAAAGCCTGATTGATGACGGCTACAAGCGTGAAGTCGTCATGGGTATCGGCCCTGATTATGACCTCCAGTCGCAGCCGGAAAAGGTCGCTCGCTGGAATCGCATCCTGTACGATCAGAACCATTTCGAATCCGACCCGCTCATGGTCGAGGTCGAGGTATTCGAATGCTATACACGGCTGGACTACGATGGCGACGGCTACGCTGAGTGGCGCAAGATCGTCATTGCCGGCATTTCAGGAAGTGAAGCCGACGAACACCACATTCTCTCGAATGAGGAATGGACGGACGAAGTACCGTTTGCCGAGGTGGTTCCGAACCCAGACGCGCATATTTGGCGCGGCCGATCGCTCTTTGATGAGCTGGAAGATGTTGCCAAGGTCAAGACAGTTCTGACCCGTCAGACATTGGACAATCTGTATCTGACCAATACGCCACAGCGCGAAGTGGTGCTGAAGAACGTCAAGAACCCGGATGAGGTGATCAACCCCACTATCGGCGGGACAATCTTTGTCGACGCTCTTGGGCAGGTTCGCGAGGTGGAAACGCCTTTTGTCGCTGACAAGTCCTATATGATGCTGGAATACCAGGATCAGGTGGCTGAAAAGCGTACTGGTGTGTCGCGGCAGTCGATGGCGCTCGACCCTGAAGCGCTCCAGAACCAAACGGCGGCGGGTGTCCAGGCAGGGCAGAGCGCGGCAAACTCCAAGAACGAGCTTTACGCTCGGAACATCGCTGAAATCGGCCTAAAGCGGCTGTTCAAGTGCATTCTCAAGCTGATTGTCCGCTATCAGGACAAGCCCCGAATGATCCGCCTGCGCAACCAGTGGGTGAACATGGACCCGCGTTCGTGGAATGCGGACATGGATGCAACGGTGTCGGTCGGTCTGGGCTCGGGATCACGCGATCGCGACTTGATGGTACTTCAGCAGATTGCGGCCAAGCAGGAACTTATCCTCGCGCAGATGGGTCCGCAAAACCCTGTGGTGAACCTGACGCAGTACGCCAACACACTGCGCAAGATGGTCGAAAGTGCCGGCATTCGAGAGCCGGACGGGTACTTCAATGAAGTGAACCCGGAGCAGTTGCAGCAATTTGCACAGCAACAAGCATCAAAGCCTGACCCGAAAGCCCAAGCTGAGATGGCAAAGGCTCAGGTGGAGCAGCAAAAGGCACAGCAGAGCTTTCAGCTTGACCAGCAGAAGGCGCAAGCCTCGCTCCAGGCGCAACGCGAAGAGGCTGCACTTAGGCTTCAGTTGGAACGCGAAGAGGCAGCCGCGCAAATCCAGTTGCAGGCCGATAAGGCTGCGGCAGAGCGTGAACAGAAGCGTCTCGACGCGGAACTTAATGCCCAATTGCGCCGCGAAGAAATGCTGCTTGAAGCGCAACTGACACAGCAAGCCAATGTGATGGATGCAGCCGTAAAGGAAAAGCAGGCTGACACAAACATCAAGCGCCAGCAATTACCGGAGCAATAGCGATGGCGAATGAGAAGTTCAAAAACGGCGGCGCGGATCTCCTTGGAGATATGGCCCGCGTCGGCGGCAACATCGAATCCGGCATGACCAATGCCAAGATGGCCGTGAATGGCCCTGGCATCTGGTGTGACCTTGCTCGGTCTGGCGGCAACGTCAACGCTCTGGCAATCGGTGGAACGCCGGTTCTGACCGGAACGAATGGTGTTGCTTATGCGGGCTTCACCGCCACAGCAACAGGCGGCAAGACGCCATACGTCTATTCGTTGGTTGGCACGTGGCCAACGGGCATTTCAGTGAACAGCGGAACAGGCGCCGTGTCCGGGACGCCTACACAGACTGGCTCATTCGCTAATCTGTCGGTTCGTGTGACGGACAACCTGACGGCCACGGCACAACTGGCCAACTTCACTCTCGTCATCTCGTAAGGAGACTTGCAATGACCGACAACGATTTCAAAGCAGCTGGCCCCGGTTTCATGGGTGATATCACTCGTCAGGGCGGCACTCCGGTAGCCAGTGGCATGACCAATGCGCAGATCAAAACGCGCGGTGCCGGCCATCTGCCGGACCTTTCCCGCCAGGGCGGTACAGTCATTTGAAACTGACCGACATCCCTTCTTCAGAACTCGAATTTCTCGCGAATAGCGAAGGGCTGCGTGCAGTTTTCGATGACATGGAGAAGCGGACATTTGAACAAATGGTCGATTTGCCCTTTTGGGCGAGTCGCAAACGCATGGCGGCGCTTGTGGAGCGCATCCGTGTGATACGAGACGTGCAGAACACCATTGTGGGCCTGCGAGCCTACAGCAAGGTATCTGCCGGGCAGCGAGGCTAATCCTTTCTGCAATAGGCCCGCCGTGAGGCGCGTCAGTCCCAGCGCAGTCAACCCACCGTGGAACTGCCCGATGGAGCTTTTACCATGCAAGATGGAGTCAACCCGGAAGGGAACTCAACCGGCGCGCTGACGCTTGATCAGGGCGCTGAATTGATGGCCAATTTCGTCAACCCAAGGACGGAAGAGGCCGCCAATACCAAACCGCAAGCCGATGCTGCCGAGCCTGACCAGGCCAACGAGCGCGACGAAACGGAACAGGTCTTGGAGAGCGAGCAGGACGAGACCGAGCCGGAAGGCGAAGTTGAAGAGCCTGACCTGTCGGAATCCGACGATGAGCCCGAAGTTGAAGAGCCTGAGCAACCTCAGAAAATCCGTCTGAAAGACGGCACGGAGGTCACGCTTGACGAGATCAACAACGGCTATATGCGCGATGCCGACTATCGTCAGAAGACGATGGCACTAGCCACCGAAAAGAAAGAGGTGGCCGGCCTTCGTACAGATCTGACGCAGAAGGCCCAATTTTTCGAACAGAACGCTGAATTCGCCATCCAACTGGCAATGGCCCATCTGCCGCAGCAGCCGGACCAGTCTCTAATCCAGACTGATCCGATCGGCTTCTTGCAGCAGAAAGCCTTCTACGATCAGCGCATTGCCGAGCTACAGCAGCTTCACGAAGCCAAGCAGGTAGCCGAGCAACAGCGCGTTGCGCAGGAGGATGAAGGGCGTCGTGAGCGGCTCATATCCGAACTTGAAGCGGCCCGAGCCAAGATGCCGGAACTTCAGGACAAGGCGAAGTACCAGAAGTTCAATGCGGACCTCAAACAAGCGGCACAGCACTACGGCTTTTCCGAAGCCGATGTGAACGCGATCGAGGATCATCGCTATCTGCTCCTTGCAAGGGACGCGATGGCATACCGTCGATTGCAGGCCGCGAAGCCAAAAGTTCAGCAAAAAGTGCAGAACGTCCCACAGGTGCAAAAGCCAGGGCGTCGCATTGAGCAGAACGAGGCGCAGTCCCGCAACGTGAAAGAGAAATGGGCCAAGCTGAGCAAAACCGGCTCACTCGAAGCAGGTGGTGAGCTTCTCCTCGAACTGACCAAAGGACGCTAGCTATGGCACAGGTAACCGGAACATTCAGTTCCTACGATGCGGTTGGTAACCACGAAGATCTGGAAAATGCGATCTATCGCATTACGCCGGAAGAAACCCCCTTCATGCAGTTGATCGGCACGACGAAGGTTGAGGCTGTCCGTCACGACTGGCAGACCGACACTCTCGCAACGCCCGCCGCCAACGCGCAGGTTGAAGGCGATGACTACACCTATGCAACGCGCAGCCCAACCAAGCGCGTCGCGAACTTCACGCAGATCAGCTGGAAACCCGTCATCGTCACGGAAACCCAGGACGCTGTTAACAAGGCCGGTCGCGATACCGAGCTTGGCTATCAGCTTTCCAAGGCATCCGTGGAGCTTAAGAAGGACATCGAGTTTTCGATGCTTTCCAATGCTGCATCGGTTGCGGGCGATGACACGACCGCTCGTGTTTCTGCCGGCTTCCCGGCATGGTTCACGACCAATGCGGATCGCGGCGCTGGTGGCGCAAGTGGTGGCTTCAGCTCGAACACCGGGCTTGTTGCTGCCGCGACCAACGGCACGCAGCGCGCATGGACCAAGACGCTGCTCGATAACAGCATCCAGAGCGTTTACACCTCTGGCGGCAATCCGAGCATCATCATGGTTTCGCCCTACAACAAGCGCGTGTTTTCCACCTTCATGTCGGACGCGAACGTGGCGCCTTTCCGTCGTCCGGTCTCGGACAACAAGAAGCAGGGCGTCATCCTGGCGGCGGCTGATGTCTATCAGTCGGATTTCGGTGAACTCGACGTTCTGCCGAACCGTGTGATGTCCACCAGTGCGGCAGTTGCCAGAAACGTGTTCATCATCGACACGTCCAAGGTGGCTCGCGGCGTCCTCCGTCCGATGACGCAGGATACCCCGGCCAAGACTGGCGATGCGAACAAGAAGGTCATCAAGACCGAATGGACGCTCGTCAATCGCAACGAAGCAGCGCACGGCATCATTGCCGATGTCTTCGGTCTGACGGCCTCGACCTAAATCCAGGCGACAACCGTAAACCTTAAGGGGCTGCTTTCGAGCGGCCCCTTTTCTCATGGAGGATGCTCATGAGCAACGAAGTTAAGCGGGGCAGACCCCCGAAGGCTGAAACGCTGCCGGTGCGGCTGAACACAGCTTATTGGCCGCTTGATGGACGCGGGCGTCAGGATGAAGGCTCCGAAATCGAGCTTCCGGCTGACGAAGCGCGCGGCATCGTGGAAAAAGGTTTGGCAGTCAGAAATGACGCCTTTTGACATCACCCAAGGCGATTGGCGTCTGTTCTCTCATGACGCACATTCCGGGGTCACTCGCTGGTTTCTAGACCTCGGGAATGGTCAGATGATCGTGCGCACCGATACGCCGGTTGACGATCTGATCAGCGACAACGCCGAAGCCTACAGCAACAGCCTGAGCCAGAATTGGGGAGACGGGCAACGGGTCGCGTCTATCCCACTTGATGTCTATTTCAGCCAGCTTGCGGAGGCCCGCAAGAATGGTGATCGCAAGTACATCAAGAAATGGCTCAACGACTCCGATAATCGCAAGTTCCGCACGTTCAAGGGAACCGTTTGATGGCTCTCGGAACCTACAGCGATCTTGTCGCCAGCATTCAGTCTTGGATGTTCGACAGGTCAGATATCGGCACGGTCTGTCCTGATTTCATCGCTCTTGCCGAGGGTGAATTCAACCGTGTCCTGCGTACGCGCGAACAAATAGCCATCGCGACGCTTACACCGGATGTAAACAGCCAGATCACGTTGCCGGTTGACTATCTCCAGTTTCGCAATGTGGTGGCTTTGGGTAATCCCAGGTGGGAATTGCAAAACGTTGCGCCAACGTGGCGCGATGACGCCTTTGCCTATCGTTATTCCGGCCAACCTGCGGTGTTCAGCCTTGACGGCGACAAGGTGACGATACTGCCGACAACGGCGCTCAACATAGAACTCGAGTATTATGCAAAAATCCCGGCACTTGGCCCGTCGTCTCCAACAAACTGGCTTCTGACGAAATCACCCAATGCCTATTTGGCCGGGTGTCTCAAGCACGCCTGTATCTACATCGGGAATGAGCAACGTGCGGCGATGTTCGGGGAGCAGATGAATGGCGCCCTGGATCAGATCCTTAGTGATGATCGCGCCGCTGTTTATTCGCGTGCCGGCGCACGGAAAAGCGGCCCAACGCCATGATCCCTTTCGCGCAGTTCGGCCCGGATCGATCGATCTTCGACGCGACCTTTTGCGACAAGATCGAAAACGTTCTGCCAAAAGCAGGTTCGTACGGGCCGTTCCCAAGCTTTTCGCCTGTGTCTCTGGCCCTCCCATCTGCGCCGCTTGGGACGATCCTGGCGTATGTCGATAACGGCCAATATCGGCTGTTTGTCGCGACCGCGACTAGAATTTACATGTTCGACATCGCAACACTCGGCTGGATCGATGTCTCAAAAACTGGCGGCTATTCCGGAACGTCTGACCGCAAGTGGTCATTCACGCAGTTCGGTGATCGCGTCATCGCTACGAACGGCGGTGATCCGGTCCAGTGGATTAACGTAAATACGCCAGTCCAATTCGCAGATCTGCCGAACGCGCCAAAGGCGTTCTACACAGGAACGCTTGGCGATTTCGTCATGATGGCGAATTTGGCCTCTAACCAACGCGCCGTGCAATGGTCAGGTCTCAATGACTCGGCTTTCTGGACTCCAAGACAAAGGTCCTCAGACTTCCAGCCTTTCCCTGATGGCGGCGAAATCATGGGGTTCGCCGGGGGAAACCAGGGCGCGGTGATCTTCCATGCTGAGTCAATCCGTGAAGGCGCTCTAGCGCTAGATACGTCGCTTGTCATGACGTTCACGCAGACCGTAGCCAATCATGGCTGTCTGGCGCCTCGTTCCATCGTGCAGACGGGAAGCGGGACATACTACCTCTCTGATGACGGGTTCTATCGCTACGGCGTTCCGCCTGTCCCAATCGGAGTTGAAAGGGTCGACAATTTCTTTCTGAATGATGTCGACCTGTCGGAAGTCTTCCAAGTCTATGGTTCGGAAGACCCCAACCGCAAGATTGTCTATTGGGCTTACAAGTCCACAGCGAACCCCTTGGCTGGCTCTTATGACAAGGTTCTGTTGTATCACTACGGGATTGACCGCTGGTCGCTGCTGAGCCCTGGCACGATCCTGACCGGCCTCATTGACGCTGTGACGCCCGGATACACGCTCGACAGTCTGGCGAGTCTCGGGCTCGGCTTGGATCAGTTGCCGTTTTCGCTCGACAGTCGGGCGTGGGCGGGTTCCACGCCTCTCATCGCTGCTTTCGATACGTCGTATCGTTTTGGCTTGTTCTCGGGGCCGCCGCTGCCAGCCACATTGCAGACTGGAGATACACAGCTAACCCCGGGCGCTAGAACCTTCGTCAACGGCTTTCGAGCGCTTTGCGATGCGCCACAGATTAGCGGTCGGGTTGCAGTGAAGGATTGGGCTGGTGGCAATGGCACTTGGAAATTACCTGCCTCCGCCAGTCTCAAAACCGGTCTCATTCCCGCTCGCGCTTCGGGGCAATTCCACAGGTTTGAGGTGACGATCCCGGCAGCGGCGGCGAATGTCTGGAATGACATACATGGTGTTGATCCTGTCGGCTCACCTGAAGGCCAGCAGTGATGTCAAACTTCGTTCAGAACAATTGCCGGGTGCTTGGGACACACCTGACGGGCACCACGAACACCACCGTTCTGACGGCAACCGGATACACCCAAGTCATAGGTGTTAGGCTTTCGAACATCACCTCGAGCGACAAAACAGCATCGGTAGGGTTCTACAGCATCAGCGCAACGGACGAATACAAGTTGCTTTTCCAGCACATTGTTCCTGCCAATAGCGCGGTCTGGCTCCCGCTCGACGCGTTCGCCTTGAACGTTGGCGATGAAATCCGGGTCCAGGCGAGTGCGGCGAACTCCATAGACGTAGTGACTTCCATCGCGGAAGTGCCGGGGCGCTCCGGATGATCCTTCGCAACGCTACCGAGATGAGCGCGGATGAGATGGCGCCTTATTGGGCGGACATTCGCACCTGTCTCGCCATCTATTGCAAGCGCTTCAGCGGTGAGGAGACCGTAGAGAACATCCTGAGCGAGTGCCTAGAAGGGAAGCGCACCCTCTGGCTGTGTCTTGATGGCGATGAAGTCGTTCTGACGCCGATCACGGAGATTGTGACCATCAACGCCACCGGGAAAAAGCAACTGATCCTGGCAGAGGTAGGCGGCTCGCGGCTCAAGGAATGCCTTCCGCTGCTTGATGACATCGAAAGGTGGGCCAAGGAGGTCCACGGCGTCGAAGAGGCGCAATTGGTTGGCCGGAAGGGATGGGGGCGCCTACTCCCCGAACTTGGCTATGCCGAAAAGGCTCGGATTTACCGAAAGGCTCTCTGAAATGGGCAGCAAAAGCAGCACTCAAAAGACCGAAAGCAATCCACCAAAATATGCGCTCCCCGTGATGGAGAGGGGAGCGCAGGATGCTCTTGCTCTCTACAACAGCGGTAAGGGTTACAACGTCTATGACGGTCCAACACAGGCGCAGTTCTCTCCCACATCGCTTCAAGGGATGAATGCTTTACTCGCGGCCACTGGCGGCGGGGCACCGATCACGAACGAAGGCGTTTTCAATACTCCACAGATCCAGCAGGCACAGCAGGCCATTGCGGCGGTGAAGGCAAAGAACGCTGCTGCTCAGCCCGCTCCTGCCTCTGGCCCCGGCGTCTGGCTCCAGCAGCAGGGTGGCGAACGGCGACAAGGCGGGCGAGAGGGCTCAAACGTTCCTGTCATGTACTACATCAACACCGTGACCGGCGAACGCAGCGATAAGCCTCCGCAAGCCTATATTGACCAGCAACGCAAAGCCCAGAGCGGCGGCAACCTGTGGTGATGTGATGGGAAACTCGACAAACTCTGCCCAGAAGCCCAGCACGACGAACGCCAATGGCGCGGCGCCGGCTTGGTCGAATGTCGGCTCCGATGCCTACAAACAGCAGAATAATCTGCTGCAAACGGCACCTATCGCGGCGGCGAACCAGACTATCGCACAAGGCGGGCAGGGCGCGGCCACACAGGACGCCATCAAGAAGTTCCAGAACGGCATGGGGCAGATTGATCCCAGCGCATATCAGGGCATCCTTGGACAGGCAGGACAGGGCGGCGCGGCAAACCAATACCTTACCGGATATGCGCGCGGCGACTATCTCAATGGCTCGCCAGAGTTGAGCAACATCATAAACCAGACCAATCAACAGGTGGGCGATCAGGTGAACGCTATGTTCGCTTCTGGTGGCCGGTATGGTTCGGGAGCGAACCAGGGCGTATTGGCAGACTCCATCGCCAAGAACACCAGCAACCTGCTCTACAACAACTACAACCAGCAGCAGCAGAACCAGATGAACGCGGCCAACGCGCTGGAGGGCGCGCAGCAGGGCCGCATGGGGCTTGGCTTGAACGCCGCTGGCGGCCTTGCCAATGTGCAGGGGCAAAATCTCGCCGGGAAGCGTTCCGACGCTCTCAACGCGGCGGGGCTGGAAAATCAGGGCTTCGGCAATCTGATGCAGATGATAGGGCAGCTTCCGAACATCCAGAGCAACAAGGTCTTCGACGCCAATCAACAGATGGGCCTCGGCAACAAGCTTGATCAAGCCAGCCAGAGCCAGCTTAACGACCTCATCAATCGCTGGGGCCAGAACGATATGCAGGATTGGGCACGCCTTGGCGGCCTCCTCTCTGCTGGCACTCAGTCGGCTGGAAATTGGGGCACGCAGAACACCACGACCAAGCAGCCGGCGAACATCCTTGGCGGTCTGGCCGCACTTCTAGGCGCGTTCTAACGAGGTTTCCAGATGGCTGGCATTCTTGATCTTCTGAATGGCAATTCGCAGCCTTCTGCGCCTCGCAGCGGAGGCGCGAGCGATTTCCTGCGGCGTCTCGCGCCTGCAATCGCCATGATCGACCCGCGAAATGCCCAGTTGGGCGCCGGCCTCATGGCGATGAACGCGGACCGAGACGAGCGCGCGCAGAAGGCCCAAAACCAGAATGCAACGGCAGGCTGGCTCCAGCAGCAGGGCATGGGCGCTCAGGAGGCATCTTACCTCGCCTCTGATCCGGCTGCTTTGCGCGCTTGGTATTCCTCTTGGAAAGCTGGCGACAAGCCAGATTGGAAAATCCAGCGCCTGCTCAATGATCAGGGCCAAGAGCAGGATTTCATGGTTGACCAGAACAATCCAGAACGTCGAAATCCCATTGGTGGGCCCAAGGCTGACAGTGTTCGCGATCAATTCGGCCTCAATCCGATTTATGGAAAGCGCGGCGGGAAAACCATCGTCATGCAGCCGTCTAAGGCTGGCGGCCTTGTGGAGGCTCCGCTGCCCGAGGGCGTCGATCTTACCCCTGGCGTCGATCGCGTTGACCTCGGCACGGCTTGGGGCATAACCGACCGTTCGGGGCAAGTGGTGTCTACCATTCCCAAAGACTTGGCGGGAGCCGAGGCCGAAAAGGAGAAGGGAAAGAGCCGAGGGCAAGCGCAATTCGATCTGCCGCGCGTTGAGCAGAACGCCCAACGCAGTATCGACCTCCTGGAGAGGATGAAAACCCATCCGGGGCGAGCAGGGTCAACCGGCTTCTTGGAAGGATTGTTGCCCGCGCGCTCGTCCGAGCAGGTGGATTTTCAAGGCCTTGTCGACCAGACGAAAGGGCAATCGTTCCTTGAGGCGTACAACACCTTGCGTGGCGGCGGCCAGATCACCGAGGTTGAGGGCGCGAAGGCCGAAAACGCGATTTCTCGGCTCGGCAACTATCGCTTGAGTGATGAGGAATATCTTAGGGCCATCCAAGACCTTGAAGACGTGATCCGCTCGGGTGTTTCGCGTGCGAAAATGCAAGCCGGTGGCAACGCCGAGCCAACAACGCCGGAAGGCGGTCAGAAACGCTACAAATTCAATCCGTCAACTGGTGAACTCGAATGATTGAAGTCGAGCTTCCAGACGGCGCCATAGCGGAATTCCCTGACGGCACGTCGCCGGACGCGATCAAGGGCGCTTTGCAGAAGCGCTTCGGCAGGCTACAACCGTCTCAGGGTCTAAGGGCAGGCTTGTCCGAACTCTCTGCCCTTACTCAGAAGGCAGGTCGTTACAATACTCCTCCCGAGATTGCCGCCGCTGCTGATCAATACGAAAAAGGTGCGGGAACCGGTCTGTTAGCTGATATGACTGGCTCTGGCATGGCGAATGCGGTCCCATTTGCAGATGAGCTATATTCCGCCCTTTCTGCACTTCCAAAAGCCGCGATAAGCGCGGTTCAGGGGAAGGGTTTTCACCCGGCTGACGAGTACAACCGGTCCCAGGACTTGCAGGCTGAATTGCAACGCCGTCGCAGCGAACGCCATCCTATAGCCTCGACAGTAGGCAGCATTGCTGGAGGTTTGGGCGCTACGGCTCCTTTGGCCACTGGCGGCTTGTCATTTCTCAATGGCGCAAAACCAACGGTTGCCAGCATGGGCGGACGCGCAGCCGCTGAAGGGGCTGCATATGGCACTGCGTATGGGGCCGGCGAAGGTAAGGGGCTCGATGAGCGACTTTGGAACGCGCTGAGAGGTTTTCTCAGCGGCGGTGCAGTCGGCGGCACATTTGGATCCGTGGCTGGCAAACTGGCATCGAAAGTCAGCAATGCAGCTGTGCCTACAGTCGAGGATCTTCGAACTGCTGGCCAAGCTGCATATCAACAAGCCGACAATGCGGGCGTCATTTTCACCCCCGAGGCGGTGAACCGTCTGAAAATGGACGTTGGCAAACGTCTTGTGGACCTTGGCTATGATCCAGCGTTGCAGCCTGGGGCGGCGGCAGTTGTGAAGCGCATTGACGACCTGGCAGGACAGAACGTCACGTTCACCGGACTGGACACCCTTCGAAAAGTTGCCTCGAACGGATATGTCCCCGGCAATAAGTCAAACAACAAGGCAGTTGGCGGGATTATCAATGCAATTGATGACCTCATCAAATCGCCTAAGCCCTCTGAAGTCTTGGCGGGCGATACACAGCTTGCATCAGACGCCGTGACGCGAGGTCGCGAAATCTGGTCCCGACTTTCCAAGAATGAGCGTGTAGCGGATGCTATCGAGCGCGCAGAACTTCGAGCGGCCTCGACTGGTTCAGGCGGGAACGTTGACAACGCTATCCGGCAGAATTTGCGACGCTTGCTTGAAAACCCTCGCGGCTTCACAGAAGCGGAAATCGCTGCTCTTCGCAAAGTAGTGGAAGGCACTGCGACGCAGAATGCACTGCGCCTCGCAGGGAAACTATCGCCTTCCGGCAACGGCCTGATGGCTGCTCTCGGCATCGGCGGGACGATGATCAATCCAGCCGTTGGCGTGGCATCTCTTGGCGGTATGGGTGCCAAGGCAATCGCTGACGGCATGACCAAGGCAAATACTGGGGCGCTCAGCTCGCTTATTAGGAGCGGCGGCGCGCCGGCTCAGCAGCCTCTTACTCCATTGATGCAAATGATTACTGAGGCTTTGTCGCGCGGGTCCGGTCAGCAGCTTCCGGGGTACACAGGCCGGTAGAGGCGCAGATGGTGTCCAATCCCGCTTCGAAATACGGCTTTGCGTATTTGTCTAATGAGCCGTTTAGCACCGGCAGAATAAAAACCAACAGCCCAATGCCGAGGCAAATTGTATCGCCCAAGCCTTGGCGTTCTGACCAAAAAACGGTTCGCGCTTCATCCGTGATCTATATACGCTCTTGCATCGACGTTTTGAAGGCTGTCGCGGATTTGGAAACAGAAAGCCACCAAACTGCGGCAATTGTCACTGGCGTCAACACCAAAGGCTTGAACCAAGGGTTCAGTATTGCGTGCAAATGCCCGTCGAGGCCGGTCAAGCCAGCTCCGAAGATGACCACTGCGTAAATCGGCCAAAGTGGTTGCTTTCCAAGCCGCATATACGAGACAGCTAGAGCGAGCGGAACAGCCAGCATCACGTAGGTGTTGGATTCGGCCCTTGGGTTGAAAACGTTCATGTAGAACGCCGCGAGGAGGAAAACGGCAAAGGCAGTCCTTTTCGTGTCTCCCTCTCGGTCAATCCAGAGAACGAAAGCAAGGACCACGCCTGCGGCGGCCAGACGGACAAGCAGGATGATGTTTGCCGGAACATCCACGCCGATAGCTGTGAGGACGCCGGAGAAGTCAGCGGGCCGGAAGAAATCCGACTCGGTGTGGCTCATAGACGTAAGCAGTTTGAAGAACTCTAAGTGCTGTGCGGTCACGTAGTCAGCCGGTGCAAAAGCGTAGGGGGCCGCGAAGACAAGCAGGAAGGCAATCGCCAGATTGGGGATCATCTTCGGTCTGAGGGCTCCTACAAGGAGAATGACCACTACCGCAGAAGGCTTGGCGAGCAACGCAATGAACGCCCATAAGGTCGTTGCGGATCTGCGACCATCGAGCGCGCTCATAGCCAGCATCCAGCAGGAGGCAGTTAGAAGGATCGTGGCTTGTCCGTTGCGGATAGCCCCAAGGGAGAGCGGGAGCGCGATAAAAAGCGCAAAGGACGCCATCTCTGTTGAATTGGTGGCGTCAAGACGCTTGGCCTGCTTGAAAACAACCCAAGTCAACATGCCGACGCTCAGGCAACGCCACAGTAATCCGCCGACTATCGGCCCGGCAGCATAGAACGGAAAATAGAGAGCAGCAAAGCCGGGGGCATAGAGATACCCCATCGTGCTTTCGAGGTTGTACAGATTCCCGCCAGAATAGAACATTTGGGTTCCGAAGTCATAGGCGACAAGAACCGACCTGACTTCTGGTTGCATCGCGGCGATAGCCAGAATGACGACGGTTGAAATAGTCCAAACCAAGAAACCAATGCGCTCATAGAGCGCGTGCGAAACCTGCACCATATCCCCCGACACAGCGAAATAAACCACGCTTTTACAAGAAGTCGGGACTGTTTTCCATGAGGCAAATGAATGGCCTATGTAGGGACACCCCGTTCACGCGGGAGCGAATTGGACACTCTTGCTTCTATCCTCCAAGGCGAGGCTGGTGGCGAAGGCCTCAGAGGTTTGCAAGCCGTTGCAAGTGTCATCCAGAACCGAGCCAATCAGAATTTTTCAGGGTATGGGTCATCCTTGCTGGACCAAGCTCTAGCTCGGAACCAATTCCAAGGCCAATCATCCAGGGTAGGAAGAGAAGCTCGAACCGTTGCTGAACAACTTCTCGGTGGCCGCCTCCCAGACGTAACCGGTGGCGCGCTCTACTATGCCAATCCCGGAGATTCAACAGCCTCTTGGGCTCGGCGCCTCAATGAGGGAAACGCGCTTAAAATCGGGAACCACTATTTCACCGACAATGCAAAAGGTGAGCCGTTTTCCAATCCTTATGCAGGGATGGCAGACGGACCCAAGGGGCAGGAAGCCTACCCGCAAGCCGCGCCCGCCCTTCCGCCTCCCCGAATGATTGCCGACAGGCCGATAGCTGAGCCTCAGACGCAGACGGCGCAAGGCTCGCCCCCAAGTGGATTGCTATCATTGCTGGGTGGCGATGGGGAGGAGAGCCAGGGGGGCGGCAACTCTCTGATGAACGCGCTCATGGCAATGCAGCCGCAGGACGCACCGCAAGCACCGCCGATGCCGCAGCAGCCACAAGGGCCGACGCTTGCGGATCTAGTCTCTCAATTCATGCAGTCGAGGAAAATCGGATGAGTAGTATCTATGATTGGAGCTTGACTGCATCGGACAATGATGATGCGGACAGCATCATCAATTGGTTGGAAAATCAGCTTCCGAACACCGTGAACAACTCCGCGCGCGCCATGATGCAGCGCATGGCCGAGTTGCTCAAAGACATGGGCGGCGCGATCACTGCGACGGGGACGGCAAACGCGATCGTTCTCACCGCCGCTTCACCCTTCACGATACTGACAGATGGTCTTCTGGTCTCCTTCAAGGCGGCGCTTAGCAATACGAGCGCGACCACAACGATTGCCGTCAACGGCCTCGCATCCAAGCCAATCCGAAAGCAGGGGTTGGGCGGAGATATCGCTATCTCGCCAAATGACATTCGACAGAACGGCATCTATCGGCTGGTGTACTCAACCGCTGCAAACAGCGGGACAGGAGCATGGATGCTCCAGGGTTCGGCAGGATCTTTCGAAACTGGAACCAAGTTGCTTTTCCAGCAGACCACCGCGCCAACGGGATGGACGAAGGATACAAGCAACAACGACAAGGCTCTCAGAGTTGTGTCAGGGTCTGTTGGGACCGGTGGTTCTCTGGCTTTCACGACTGTTTTCACCAGCCAGAACGTCGGCGCCACGGCACTCTTGTCCACTCAGATACCACCACATGCCCACAATTTCTCAGGCACTACCGGAACTGAAAGCGTTGCTCACACCCACACAGTTTCTGTCACCGGAGTAACCTCAACTGATGGCGACCATACCCACGTGGTCGGCGCGAACTACATCGGGTCTGGCACATCCAGCAATGCTGGCTACATCACCCCTAGTGGTCTTGGTGCCACCACTTCATCCAATGGCGCTCACTCCCATACAGTTTCGGCTTCTGGAACGTCCGCCGTCCAAAGCGCCAATCACACGCACAGCATCACCGGCACGACAGACTTTACGGGCGGCGGTGGAACGCACACGCACACCCTGAATCTCGCCGTCCAGTACGTGGACGTGATTGTAGCAACGAAAGACTGAGGCCTATGCAAAAACCGATCGCGACAAAAGGCGAAATCTGCCCCTTCCATCAAAAGGACGTTTCGAAGGTTTGTCACAGATGCCCGTTGTTCGTTCTCGTGCGGGGCACTGACAGCAATTCCGGTAAGGAAGTCGATGAATGGGGCTGTTCCTTCGCTTGGACGCCTGTCCTCATGATCGAGAACGCCAACCAATCGAGACAGACCGGGGCCGCCGTCGAGAGCTTCCGCAATGAGATGGTTAGGGCCAACGGCACAGGCCAGAAATTGATGGCTCTGCAATCGATGCGCAACATCGCGATGTTGCCTGGGAACGGCGAATGACCGTCTCAATCTTCTCGCCTGACTGGCGAAACGAGATCCTACGTGAACTTGCCGGCAAGGTCTCGACTTCCGCCACCGCTGGCAATGGGCAATGTACCTTGGCGCTTTCAGGTGGGAACCTCGTCCTGACGCCATTGGGTGGCAACTATTTGTATGTCAACGGGATGCTTTGCACAGTCCCTTCTGGCGGCGTTTCTCTTGCGGCTACGGGCCTAACCCCATCCACTCTCTACTACATATACGCCACTCAATCGGGCGGTGTTGTGAACGCTCTTGTCGCTTCCACAACAGGGCATGTGACCGGCTTGAATGGCGTTGAAGTGATGAGCGGTGATGCGACCAGAACTCTTGTAGGGATGGCGCGGCCTGTAACCGGTCCCGCCTGGGTGGATTCCCTTGGGCAGCGCTTCGTCCGGTCTTGGTTCAATCGCCCTAAGAGCAAGCGCGGTGCAGCGACCTATTCGGCGGACAGGTCTACAACCTCTGCAACCTTCGTAGAGCTGAACACCGAAATCAGAAACGAATTTCTGATCTGGGCAGACGAAGCCGTGACAACAATGTTCTCAGGGTGGGGACGAACATCGGGTGTTGGTAGCGGCATCTTGGTTATCGGCCTTGACGGAAGCTCTACGATAACGGGTCGCACAGGGACCGCACTGTCAACGAGCGCGCCGTTGAGCTGCTCAGGTATCCGCGATCTATCGGAGGGATACCACTACGCCAGCATATTTGCCGAAATCAGTGCAGGGGGGACCTTCACTGTATTTGGCACAGGCGATGCTGTCGGCGCTCTTTTCACAACAGTCCAGTAGAAGGAAATTGCCCTATGGTCGATATTCCGCTCAAGATTACGATAGGCATTCCGGCAGATAGCCTGCCATCCCCTGTTTCAGGGCCGATCAAGCGTATCGCTCACGCGCGGAATGCCGCCGATCCGTCAACGCAAAACACAGCATGGACGGCTGTTCCACAACTCAGCCTATCTCTTGCGGGCATCGGCGCGGCGAACAACGTTCGTTTTGACTTCAGTGGGGTATGCGGTCATTCCGCGTCTGGATTGGTGCAATTGGCCCTGTTTCGGGACGGCAACCTCCTCGATATCGGCGCATCGGCCTATCCGCAATCAAACGCTGATATCGTGCCTCTCTCCTGCACGTGGATAGACAGCACGCACGGAGGCGGGGACCATACCTATGCTGTTTTCTGGCGGGTTTGGTCGGGTACGGGCTATCTAGGCCGCAGGGGAGACAACCAGCATATTTTTGGGACACCCAGCCTCATAGTCGCATCTGAGTATGCACCATGAAGGTAGAGCTTTTCCAAAGTCGCCAACCCTGCGAACTCGTCAGCTTCCTAGATGCAGATTTCTATGGCGCCGGGACCGGGATCTTGCCTCCAGAAGTTCGCATAGGACATGTCTTTTTGCCGGGATGCGAGCGAGGCGACATTCTCGATATCGAGGCCATGTTCCAAGTGACGAACGATCTTGGGTACAATGTCGAGTTCACTTCGAAATTAGTTCTCACACAGAGCGCGACGGGGATTTCCGGTCAGCCCATTACCAACCCTCGTTATGGCCTTGGTGAAAACGTCACACCCGCGATGCACCACATGGTGCGGAACATGACAGACAGAGTGCTGATTGAAAAATCGGGTGACTATTATGTCGCCGCAATCGGATACGCCGGGTCCGATGGCGAAGGACCGAACGATAAAATCAAGCTGGATCGCGGCGGACACATGAGCGTCCTTCGCTTCCGCGAATAGCGAGCGCTCCGCTTCAAACCCTCTCCTCCTGAAAGGACAATCCATGGATCGTAGCAAGTTCTACGAGAGCCTTCGCGCGCGCAATTCTGGCGTGTTCGGAACTTCCCTTTCACAAACCCAGGTCAATGGGACGGAGGCGCTTCTAAATGAAGGCCAGTCCATCGGCTTGCCGCTTCGCCAACTCGCGTATGTTCTGGCAACTGCCTACCACGAGACGGCTCGCACCATGCTGCCAATCGAAGAGTATGGCAAAGGGAAGGGACGCCCATACGGCAAACCAGCCGGCCCATATGACAAGATCTATTTCGGGCGCGGGTTCGTGCAGCTCACATGGTTGGAGAACTACCAGCACGCTGGCGAGGTGCTTGGCATCAATCTGGTCAAGTTTCCTGAGAAGGCTCTGGATCTCGATATCGCTTCTGAAATCCTCTTTCGGGGGATGATGGAGGGATGGTTCACCCGCAAGAAGCTGTCCGACTACATCAGCGGCGATAAGGCCGACTATGTGAATGCGCGCCGGATCGTCAACGGCATGGACAAGGCCGAACTGATCGCGGGATACGCCAAGGCTTTCGAAACCGCACTGCGTGCCGCTGGCTACATCGGGCAGGCGCCGAAGACACTGCTAACGCCAGCAGAAAAGCCCGCTGAAACGGTCGTGGTCACTCCTGCTGCGCCTCAATCCCCTCCGCCCGAGCCAGCGCCACAGGCATCGACGCCTCCAGTTAAGCGCAGCCTTCTGCAAATCATCCTCGACATCATCTTTCGACGCAAAGGAGCGTAGTTATGGCTGCTGTCCTCATTCGTATCGGCCTCCGCTACGGCGCCGGCTATCTTATCGCGCGCGGCCTGTTGTCAGATGACGCAGGCAATACCCTGGCAACTGATCCCGATGTGCAGTTGGCCATTGGCGCGGCTCTCGGTGCCGCTGCTGAAGGTTGGTATTTCATCGCTCGCAAACTCGGGTGGGCGAAATGACCCGCGCTGCTTGGTTCTGTCCATCATGCCAGAAGCACCACGGACCACATGTGGATACGTGCCCTGGCAGTTCCGGAATCGCGCCACTCTACAATCCTCTCCCATATCCCGGTTGGCCTAACCGGATCGGAGCAGTGCCACACGATCCATGCTCGGAATGTAAGGGCGCCTGCGGCAACATCGCATGTCCAAAACGCGCCCAGATCATTTCTGGGCCGGCTTACAGCATCGGGACGGCGATGCAATGACCGCGCTTCTCCTTCAGTTTTGGCCCCAGATTGCCGCCACCATTGCAGCCATCTTCGTAGGCTGGAAACTTCGCCAATCTGGATACACCGCCGCCGTGAACGCACAGAAGGCAAAGGAGGCAGACGCCTATGCCAAGCATCTTCAGGATATCACTGACGCTAGCAATGCTCGCCCCACTGGCAGGGTGTCTGACGACCCCTACAACCGCGACAATCGATAAGGCTGTCTGTTCGATTTGGACGCCTGCGACCTATTCCGCGTCGAAGGATACGCCAGAGACCATAGACGGCAACCGCGCTCTGAATGCGCGTCGTGATGCGTACTGCCGGAAATGACTGATAACAGCGTTTCCCCGAGCGAAGTCGCGGCACTTACACAGCGCGTTACAGGCGTAGAGGCGGCAGTTGAATCCATCCGCAAGGATATTCACGGCCTCGTTTCGAAATTCGATGAGAAGTCCAAGACCCCTTGGGCCACGATCCTCGCCGGGGCAGGGCTCCTGTTCACGGTCATGACTTCGTTCGTCACGGTTGTGGGCGGCGTGGTTGCCTGGGGCTTGATGCAGCAGAACAGCAACATCGTTTCGAGCCTGAATGATTTCCGCGCGACCTACGAAAACAACCGCGTTGTGAACCGGCAGGATACCAACGCAGCCTTTGCCGACATCAAGGCGCAACAGGCACGCTCTGTTCCACGTGAAGAGCATCAGCAGATTTGGCTCTCGCAAGCCAACACCGACAAAGATCAACAGCGCCAGATAGACGAAGTAAAGAACCAGCTTTCAAGCCTCTACGGCGCGCGGGACTTCTTCAAGGACGTGCAGGAGCGGCTAGACCGACTCGAAAGACGACAACCCTGATTTGTGCTTATTCTCCCCATCGGAAACCGGCTGATGGGAGGAAACAATGCTGGACCGGGCTAAGGGCAACAAGATGTCTGAAGAGCAGAACGCAATTGTAGAGAAGGCGGCCAAGAGAATTGGCACAGCCGAAAAGCGCCTTCACCTGGCGCGCGGTGATTTCGCAGCATTCGAGGATCTTCTGAAGAAAGCCTATCAGGCCGGCATCATTCCTAATGGCACCGATGCCATGGTGATGATTTCGAAAATGGGGCGCCTCGCCGGCCAAATCGCGGCCATTGAGGAGGAAATCTATCCGCTTCACAAGCAAGCGACTGAATGGGCCAAGGCAGCCGAATGCGATGTCGGCGGTGAATACGCTGTTCTAGCGCCATTCGCTCCGATCGGGACAATGGACGGCGGTCGCTGATGCTTGAATGGTATCACTGGACGCTGATCACAATGGCGGTACTTGCCGCCGCCTGTGCTTGGCACCTACCGCGCGCCGTCTTCTGGATAGCACTCGGCGCGCTCTCCTATGTCACGTCGGCTTGGTGGCACAATGCTGGGCTTCCCTATGGGGCTGCATACGGCATGGCCACTAATCTGGCTATCTGCTTGGCCATCTATTCGCTCGCCCAGCAGCGTTGGGAATTGCGCACGTGGAACATGTTCCATGCCATGATCCTGCTCGATATCCTCTATCTGGCAGGCATCATCAAAACCCAGCTGCTTTTTGCCGTAAGTCTTGAGGTCGTCAATGCCGCAGCTCTTCTGCTCATCGCCGCTACCGGCATCATGGATAGGGCTGGCTATGCTCGGCTTCGTTCTGGCAGCTATCGGGGTCGCCGGCTTTTTGGTCTCGCTCGCGCTCTATTCTCGAAAAGAAACCACCCTCCGTTCTGGCAAGTCAAATGACGCCAGAATTGATAAGCGCAATGATGTTTAAAGCTGCCGGGTCGATAGCTGGTGCTGTTGTCGCCCTGGTGTTTGTCCCTCCTCGCACTATTCGCGGTTTCTTCCGCCGCACGACAGCAGCGCTTATTTGCGGTGCTGCATTCGCCCCCTATGTTCAGGACAAGGCAGGATTCTCAACAGACGGGGAAGGGCTCTTTGCAGCCGCCTGTCTCGCTGCCTTCGTCTCATGGTGGGTAGCCGGCGCTCTCAAGCGCGCGGCAGAGGCTTGGCAAGCTAGGCCGGCCAAGGAAGAATAATCACCTCACCCGCTTATACACGTCAGCCGGATTGAACGGCTTCACGTCGATTATCTCGGACAAGTCTTCCGGTATCGTCTGCTTCTGCCCGTTGATCTCGACGGTGATATAGCCGTCTATGACGCCAACGCCTGTTACTCGCGCTTGCAGCGTCACCACATCCCCTACGCCTATCTTGCGTGCTTTCCTCGCCAT